GACAGATCCAACAATACTGAGCAGAGTCGCAGACGGCTTTGGCTCGTGCTTTGTAGTTGCCTGAGTAGTGAGGTCGATGAGGCTTGGGATGGAGTCGGTTGTATGTGGTTTGGCAGTCTGGGCATCGTCGTGGGTGGGTGGTGAGTTTGCCGCAGTTGAGACATGGTCTAGAGATGGTCATAGTGGTGCGCCAGGCATGGTCACGCCGTCACGCCAAGTAATACTTGGCGCGTGACGGCGTATGTGACAAATTGTGTTTCACGCCGAGTTTCACGCCGTCTATCGTACTCAATGAATATAAGGGTTTGCGGGCGAAAACGGCGTACGCCGTGGTCACGCCGTGTATGGTCGGCGTGACGGCGTACGCACCTGTTTTACGCCGTGTCACGCCGTGGGTTTTAGAACTGTTCAAAGAGTGGATCATTCATCTGTTCTCGGCGTTGGGTGTGGGCTTGTCGGGCTGTCTTGCGGACTACATGGTAGATGGTTTCGGCGCGTTCTTTGACTTCGGCCCACATGGCGTCGAGGCTGATCGTTGGGTCGATGTTGAGTTCTTCTAGCATCTTGAGGGCTTGGGTTAGTCGTTCGCCGCCTTGGATGTCTTGTGTAAACATCTTGTGTTGGTCGTGGATGATGAGGTTGATGCGTTCGGGTATCCAGGTGTGCCGGTGCTTCTGTCGGATCATGACTAGACGTCCGTCTACTTTGGTCATCTGCCAGACTAGGTCGACGTCGTCGTTCTTGGCTGATGTGCCTCGTGCGCCTTTCTTGAGGTCTTTGCCTGCGTGGTCTATGCGCATGAGTGATCGGCCTTCTTGTTTGAGGTTGATGGCTGTCCAGCGGTAGAAGTTGCGGACGGTGTCGGCGTCGTTCTCTGCTCCTTCGACTGCTCGTGCGAAGGTGTCGATGATTACTAGTTCGGCTTGGCAGGCTCGTGCTAGGTCGCAGATTTGTTTTGCTCCTTCTGGTTTGTCGAGTGATCCGATTGGTGGGAGTGAGGCGTAGTGGAGGCGTGTGAGGTCGGTGTCTTTGTTGTAGCCCATTGCGGTGAGTCGTTCGTAGAGAACAGCTTGGCTCATCTCATAGTCCATGTAGAGGACGTTGGTTGGTGGTTTGGGTTCGGCGAAGATTTCTTTGCCTGTGGCGAGTGCGGCTGCGATGTAGAGCGCGAGCAACGATTTGCCTGTTCCGCCTGGTGCGAAGATGACGACGAGTTGGTTGCGTGGGATGATGGGTTCGATGAGCCAGTCTTCGGCTGGGAATGATTGGTTCCAGAAGTCTGTCCAGTTGATGAGGATGTTGTCGGTCTTTGATGGTTGCTCGACTGGTACGAGTGCTTTGCCTTCTTGTAGGAGCTTCTTGGCGAACAATGATCGGTCGCCGTTGTGGTGCATGGCGGCGGTGTAGCCGAACCGTGTGTATGCGCCCGCAGGTAAGCCTGGTATTGATGTGGTGAATACTTTGAGGATGTCTTTGCCTTGCCATCCTGTGGTGGCTGAGGTGCCTTCTCGAATGTCTTTGCCTGGTCGCACCCAATGTGATTCGCCTGATTGGTCGGTGTGTGCGAGTGTCCAGCCGTCTTGCCTTAGTAGTTCGGGCCATGTGGTTGCGGCGCAGTAGCGGGATGCTGGTCCGTCTTCTTCAAGGAGTAGTGATGGTGGTGTGGCTGGTGTGGTTGGTGTGGCTGGTTCGGTTTTGGCTGTGAGTAGTAGCACCATCCACAGTGGCATGTCCGCTGGTTTGTGGTCGGCAATCGAGCGTTCTTCTGTCCATTGGTATTCTTTGCCGTTCGGATGGCGCGTCGGCGGTGATAGAACTTGGCCTCCAATACCTCGGATGTCTATGCCTTGTCCGAGTTTGCCTGATGCTTCGTTACGGATCGGTGCGTCGGTCAGGAAGTAGATGTGGCGACCGCCGGAGCCTGTGATGACTTCGAGCGTGTCGGGCAGTTTGCCGTGTAACTGTTCTAGGTCAGCGAGTGTGTCTGAGCCACGGTATTGTTCACGGTCATCAATGTCTACGACGATTAGATATCGGTTGCGACATTCGCCTGTTGCGATGCCAAGTCCGCAGTCTTTGAACTGTCCTTCAAACCATTGTCGGATTGTGGTCGGGTCGGTTGTGGCGGCATTCTGCCAACCCGACATCGGTGGTCGTTTCTCGCCTTGTTTGATTGGTATTACGCGCACACCTTTGTTGGCGTACGCGAGTGCAGTGTTTAACACGGACATGGTTCTCCTTAAGTGCAGGCAAGTCTAGTGAGACCGTCTGCGGTCACTTGTTTTGTTTGCGGATGTTCTCGAGTATGTCGGCTGGTACTTCTCGACCACGCAAGTCATACAGGAATGTGACGAATCCGATCTCGTCTACTTTCTCGACTTTGTTCTCCATGAATGATGTGGCGAGTGCGTTGATTGGCCAGATGACGAACCATGGTTCGCTGTCGTCGGCGACTTCACCCCACCAACCATCTTGCTTCGAGTGACCGTACTGCACGATGAACGATGGGATCTTTGCCATGTTGCCGAGCTGTGCGAGTGTTCGTGCGCCGACGTTGATTAGGTCTAGTACGGCGTGTTCGTGTTTGTAGTCAATGAGTGCTTTCGGTACGCACTTGTCGTATTCGACCATAAGGAAGTCAATGTCCATCGCTGGTGTGTTGTATCCCCAGGTGCGATGTCGGCCTGATAGCCAGGCGTCTCGTTTGAAATGCTGTTCATTGGATGTCATTGTTGCTCCTTGTTTTTCATGCTTGGATGATTGCGTCGAGTTCTTGCGCCAGGGTATTTGATGCCGTTGCGCAGTAGTTCGTGGAATGTGAGTGCTTCGAATGTGCGATCCATACCACCTTGGATTAATGCGTCTGCTAACAGGTCGCAGCATTGCCGTTCTTTTTCTAGTTCGGATGTGAGTTTAATGAATAGTTCTTTTTCTTTTTTGTTCATGTGCAGGTCTCCTATTTCCTAATCGTCTTCGAGTAGTTGTCTTGCTATTCGAAGTTTCTCGGCAGCTCCCGCTGATTCGAGAAGACCGATAGTAGTAGATGTGACCTGCTCAGGCGGGCATATAGTAAAGAACTTTTGTTCGGTCGTCACATAGTTCTGGATGGTGGCGACCAGCACATAGGCGGTGCAAACATTGTCGGCGTCAACCTGTGATTCGATGAAGTATTTGATGCGGTCATCGATTGGGTCTTCGCTCTCATTCATCGTCGTCCTCTAGTTTCTCGCCGCACACGGGTTTGCGTGGCAGGATGCGATTCGGTAGGCAGGCGCAGAGTCGGGCTTCCATTATCGTTCCGCCACGGTGCGTGGGAATGGTAGGTCGTTGTATGCCTGGTTGAGTAGTCCGAGGTATCCGATCGCGTCGGCGAGTGTGTCGTGGTGTAGTCGGTTCTTTTCTAGGTTGGTGCGGAGTCGTGCCATCTTGACTGACACCATGAACAGGAGCGCGTCCGACATTGACATTCGGATGCCGGTTAGTCCTTCGAAGATTTGGATGACTTTGCTGTAGTCGTCTACGACGTTGCCGTAGTCGTTGTTGCGTGGTCCTGTGACCAACTGGTGTGCTTCGAGCAGGATGTCTGCTCCGACTGATTCAGTTTTCATTGTGTCTCCTTGCGTGGTTGATTCTTGCTTTGGCGATCTCAGCGTATTCGGCTGATTGTTCTATGCCAATGAAGTTGAAGCCTTCTAGTGTTGCTGCTTTGCCTGTTGAGCCTGATCCTGTGAAAGGGTCGAGGATTGTGCCGTTTGGTGGTGCGATGAGTCGGCACAGGTAGCGCATTAGGTCTGTCGGTTTGACTGTCGGGTGGTGGTTGGCAGCAGGTTGAGTTCGCCAACGCTCACTCACATCGTCTAATTGACCATCTCTGTCTGCGCCAACAAGACCTGCCCGTCTTTGCAATGGCATATCGTCTAAGCCTTCGTTGCGGTCTTTCTTGCTGGCTTTCGCACAATAAAAAAACCGTGCAGCAGAACCTTCACCCATCTCTGTTCGTGAACCGTTATTGACTGCACCCCAGCCACCTTCATAATGCCGACCAGTTGGAACATTTGATTTCTTTGGAAATGCGCCACCTTTGCTGTCTGGGAATAGTTCTAGCACTTCGTCTGAACCATCGTGAATAAAGTTCGCAGGAAAACGACCAGCAGAATGTTGCTTAGAACGATACTCGGTATTGCGAGAACCGTTGAACATACGAGACTGATTCACGGTCGCATTACTTGTACCCCACACACCACTACCAGCATCGCCAGCAACCCTGCATCCGTCTATGTTGATACCACCAACACCGTGCGTCAAAACATTGTTCGCTACTGTGCCGTCGAGCGGTTTGCGAGCCAACACAATCGGTTCGTGCGCTGGTTTGAGTGCTGTTCCCCACCCATCCCATTGTTTCGCCGCATCCGTCGACGGACTTGTAATGAATGCTTCTGACTTGTGACCCCAACCTTCACTTGGTTTTCTAGATGGTTCAGGATGACGCGACAATATCTCCCGTTCTGCGCCTGCAGTTTTGTCGATGGCTTTGCTGACATTTAACGATTTCGGAAACCCTGAGCCATAAACCCACATAATCTGGTCACGAATCTGAAACCCTGCATCTTCAATAGCGACAGCGAGCCGATGATATGTGCGTGAACCACCAAAGGCGAGCAGATGACCACCTGGTTTCAATACTCGAAGGCACTCTTGCCAGACGGTGACATCGTAAGCAACGCCGGTCGAATCCCACGTTTTACCCATGAACCCGAGTTCGTATGGTGGGTCGGTGATGATGGCGTCAACCGTGTTGTCTGCCATTGTCCGCATCATTTCGCGGCAGTCGCCAACGAGTACGGTCATTGTTCTTTGACGATTTCGTATTTGGATTGGCTGAATGCGAGTAACCGTCCGTTGGGTTCTATGCCGACCCAGGTTGGTGCGTCTGGGTCACATAAGCATCCTGTGATGCGTCGTGTGTCGAGTCGGACTTCACCATCGCACAGTTGGCAAACGATGTATGTGTCTATGCCGATCGTGATCACAGTTCGATGCCTTGTTGGATGTGGACGCGGAGTCGGTCTAGTTGTCCGCCGAGTGATTTGATTCGGTCACGACACGCCTCAAGTTCTTGGTGTAGTGATTCGGCTGCATCTACGGCGTTGTCTCGTTGTTCGGTCATGTGTTCGAGTGCGACCGAGAGTTCTGCGACACGGGTTTGCAACTCGATTATCTCTTGGCTCATTGCGTATGTATCTGCGGTCATTTCTTGCTCCTTCTGTCTAGTTCTTGTTTGAGTGCTGCTATTACTTCGAAGAGCCGATCTTGTTCACCGACTCCGACGAATTGTCTTTCAAGGAACGCGATTGCGTCTTGTATATCTTTCTTAGTCATTCCGACCTCCATTGGTTAGAGAAACGACCCTACTTCGCCGAAAGGGAGTAATGCAAAGTAGGGCCGAACCCTGCTCACGGACCTACCAACGGTCGTCGGTTGCAACCTTTTCTACCTTGGCCGCGAACAGCTTCGGTGCGTTGAACCCTGCCTTCTTTTCACCATCTGCCGAGTATTTGACCGAGATTTTGTTGCCGGTCAATTCCGTGACTGATGCTTGCTTCGCAGCTTCACGGATCGCGGTGATCATCGCACCACGCGCCCAGATGTTTGCGTCGCCTTCTTTTTCTGTTTTGATTGTGATGACATACACGAAACGTGGATCACCGTTCGGCCATGTCTTTGCGACACCTGCCGGATCACGGTCTTCCAATTTCTTGACATCGGTGACGATGCCTGAATGGACATCGCCAATCTTCTCGAACTTCAAACTTGGCAGTTTGGGTCCGCCTCCTGCTAGGAGATCTTGTTCATCTGACATTGCTTACCTCATTTTCTTTGCTTGGGAATCCGAAGGAGTCCGTTGATGTGTTCCATACGATGTCTTGTTTATCCCAACGTATTGCGCGACACAGGACAGCGAACTGTTCTGCACACGCTGCGTCGAGATGCCCTACGGCACCGCCTGCCGTTTTGAATAACACACCCTGAATCGAGTGGCAGAGACTCGTGATCAGGAGTTCGTCACAGTTATCGGACATGATGAGGTCAACTAGACCTCGTCCTATCTGGTATCTGCGATGCGATTTGAGTTGATCAAGTGAGATCGAGTGACCGTATTCGTTGCATTCGGTCGCGATCTTCTTCAGCATTGCCCGCTGGTGCGGACGAAGCGAGTCAAAGTCTGTTTGGAGTTGGAGTACGCAGGTTCGGTCTACGCCTGTGTCGTATATTCGGCCTTCAAATGTGTCGATCATTTCTTCGCCTTCTTGCGTGTCAGTTTCAACGCTGGGTCTGTCTCAAAGAATTGGACATCGTTCTCGGCTTCAAGTAAGCCGACGATCTTGATGAGTAAATCTATCTGTTCGTTGTCGGCTTCGCCGAGTTTTGGCACATCAACAGGCCAGAGTGAACGCAACATTCTCTGTGCCTTCTCTGGTAGGTGTTTGATTCGTGCTGTCATCCAGTCACGGCGTTTGTCAAGGCTCGGTTCTAATTGAATGATCTTGGCTGACTCGAATCGTTCGTGTAGGTCATTGCGTTTACGCCATGCGCGGACATCGAGCGCGAGTTGTAGTCCTTTGCGACCAGCGTTCAGGTCTACCCAGTAGAGGTCGCAGCGTCCTTCGCCTGCTGGTAGATGGAAGACGATCGCTTTGTCTTTTTCAATCATTGGCAGGCTGGTTCGTTCGGCTGTCTGATAGTTGTAGATGTGTTGTGCGTCGGCGTATGCAGCCAACTGGATTGCGATTGCTCGCCACGAATAGGTCAGATCGGTACCAGTTTTCAGGTCAGCGATGTACATTCGGCCATTGACTTCTACGATGCGGTCTAGTGTGCCTGCATATTCTGAGTCATCGTTGATGACAACAGACTCGATGTAGTTCGGCATGATATGAACGCCGTACTTGGCGAGTGTCGCCGTGTAGGCATCGATGTCGGGTTGTAAGCCTGGCAGGATTTGTGGTTTCTTGCCGAGGTCAACTGCTTCGGTGACTGCGTGTAATGCTGTGCCGAGGTTGGCGCGGTGTGATCCGCCGCCTGCTGTGATTGCTTCTTCACAGATTCTGTTCAACGCATTCTTGTCGTCAAGTTTTGTTGATGCTTGCGCAAGTAGATCGGAGCGTTGTATTAGTCCGGTGACGACCATTCGGTTCGCCCATTGTTTTAATGCGGCTTCGTCGTCTGGTGCTTTGGCGATTGTGGTGACTCGTGTGTAGCCGCGTTGTTTGCCGTCAGGTGTGGTGACGAGGTATCGACCCCACCGATCTTTCGGTGCTTCTTGTCGGGTTTCTT